AAAACAAGATATTTTTTGCATCAGGTTAAAAAAGTTACATCCTGATGCAGAGCTAGTTTTTGATAGGGACATACCCAAGCAGTTCCCAGATCCACACGTAGCTGGTTACTGGTTGGACGAGTGTGCCACAATACACCCTGATGCACTACTTAACTTAATAACGGAGAACCAAAATGACAAGAAACGAAGCAGTACGTGAAATGGTAAGGGCAGAAATAGCCAAGAATTACGAAGCATTTGATCCCGAGAAAACCTGTGGCTCCGGCTTTGCTGTGCCCACAGAGGATCTCACTAATAACGATGTTCTCCTGCAGGTAATGAGCGTAGCCGCTCAGCAGGTACGGGCGAACATCCCCATCCCCTACCGGGGGCAAATAGTAACCAATGTAAAGCCTGCGGGGTCAGACCACCCCGAAGGAACTTCTATCCTGTATTGGCAGTACGTTCCAAAAGAAAGTAACATGAGTAACAAATAACCCTTGCGCTTTCACGTAAAGCAGGTTACAATTGGAGAATACTAAAAACCAAACATGAGAGGGGACAACGATGGGGCTGGGGCCAATCATAAAAATTGAAATGGAAGGTGTGAAGGCTAGTGTGATGCACTACATGCAACAGCATAATGACGAGTATAACTCGGTTGTGCAAAGTACACTAGAAAACACCCTCACCGAGGAGTGGGTCAAGAACTCCATCCAGAAGGCAGTAAATAAAACTGTTCAGGAGGCTATCAATGGCCTTGGAGATAATTGGCAGTTGAGGAACGCAATACACGATGCACTGGCCAAGGCGCTTTCTAAGATGGTTGATGGTGCGTAGCAGCATTAATAAGTGTATGACAGTAAAAACCCAAACAACAAAACTTTTAGAGGAGCAAAATGGGAAGCAATAGACGAGAAGGCTTTGAGCCAGAAATACTTGACGACGATGATATGTTCGCAGGCATCGACTCGCTGAAGTCTGCTGTGCCCTCACCAGAGGAGCAAAGCACACATCCTATGATGGTCTGTGACAAGTGCGGAAGGGGGGAGGGGCAGTGTCTACACGTAGACTTTGGCAGTGGAAACAGTCAGTACAGAGTAATACCACAGGATGAGTACTACTCTACACAGCAGGCAACAGTTGAGCCCTCTGAGGAAAAGGCTACCCCAGAGCTTGACAAGTCTGGGTATCCATGGGATGAGCGCATCCATGGGGCTGCTAAGAACATTAACAAGGATGGAACTTGGAGGTTGATTCGAGGCATCGATAAAGGCCTTGTTGCACAGGTTCAGGCCGAGTACGACTCACAAAAGGAAAGTTCTACTGGAAGTACAGGAGCTATTATTGATGATTTTTGGGTATGTGAACAGTGTGGTATTCCTGGTGGAGCATGTGGGCATAATGAAAACGGGCAGTTTGGTGTGATCCGGGCAAGCGAGTTTAAAGCAGCCCCACACGCAGCAGAGGAAACGCCCACAGAAGCCCCACCGAAACCAACAGCAGTTACTGCAGACCTGGTGATCGCCAAGTTCATTGAGACCCGCGATGAAATTGCTGAGCTTACGAAGAAACACAAAGCTGCACTTGCTGGTCTCAATGATGTGCAAGAAAAACGAAGCATGTGGCTAAGTGGAGAGCTGCAACGCCAAGGGCTCACAAGCTTCAAAACTGGAGCTGGTATTTGTTTCGTAGACAAGAAAGACAGCGCCACTGTAGCTGATGGTGCAGCATTCATGAAGTGGGTTGGGTCTGACTTTGAAAAGAATAAACATTTCCTTGAAAATAAAGTGTCTAAGACGGCAGTTAAACAGTGTCTTGACGACGGAAAGCTTGCTCCCCCAGGTGTTAACTACACCACAATTCAAGATGTTAAAATTCGGAGGGCGTGATGTGGAGACGGCTGGCAAATAAGATATCTACGTACCTCACATGCTCGGTCAATGCCACGGCGTTGAAAGTCGTTATGGTAGAGGTAGAGCGCGAACGCGATCGGCTGGACACTGTGTGTGGAGAACTATTGACAAGTAACTATAACCTACAGGAGGAAGTATTTGGGCTGCGGGACGAGTTAGCAGCATTTGCCAAACTGGCAAACGTAGATTTTATTCATGACCTTGAGAACGGGCTGAGTGTTTGCCCTGTAGAAGCTCCATCAGAAATTATCGGGGACGTGCGAACTGAAATGGGTAGTAGGTATCACAAGAAGCGTGTAGATGCAGCAGGAAGAGCATTGGCAATTGCTATAGAATCATCACATAGGTGGGAAGAGCACCTGAAATTATCATATAAAAACCTAAAACAGGAGCAACACAAATGAGCAACGAATTAATGAACATAGACCCCGCGCAAGTACCAGCGTACATCAAGGACGCAGCCACAGCAAAGGCTGCAAACGAAGCTGCACTAGCAGGTATTTCCACTGGATTCCCTCCGAGGGTTAAGCTCTCAGGAAAACAGTTCTCGCTAGTAGATGGTAACGGTGAGGAACGAGCGTTCCCCCCAGCCAAGTTGGTGAGTGGCCCAGACGACAACGTATATCTTCCAATTGTGATGCTACGTGCAAAGAAAGCATTATCAAAAACATGGTACGCTCAGGCATATAACCCTGACGCTGATGGGATCGGCCCAGACTGTTTCTCCAATGATAGTGAACGTCCTGACCCAACCGCCACATCACCCCAAAGTGATACGTGCGCGTTGTGCCCGAACAACGCGTGGGGCTCTGGTACTGACCGTGATGGTAACGCTACTAAGGGTAAGGCATGCGCAGATTCTAAGCACCTTGGTGTGCTTGTTCCAGGTTTTGGGGTCCACGCGTTCAAACTCCCTCCAGGAAGTTTGAAGAACTTTGGCCTCTACTTGAAGCAGCTCACAGGCAACAGCATACCTTTTGACAAAGTGAAGACTCTGGTAGGGTTTGACCTCAAAGAGTCCTATCCAGTACTGGTGTTTCGCTTTGGTGGCTACATTGATAAAAAACTTATCCCAACCATCGAAAAGCTTGCGGTTTCCCCCGAAGCAGATGAAGCTATCGGAGGTATTTCGTCCAGCGCTCCTGCGCTTGACGCCTCTGCGCAAGCTGCTTCTGCTGCTAAGGTCACAAATGACAAGGCTGCCTCTGCCCAAGCAGCAGCTAAGGAAGTTAAGGCAGCCAGTGACAAGGCCGCCACAGCAACACTAGCTGAACCAGTAGACGATCTTGACCTTGGCCTTGGCCTTGGTACTGTTCCAGTACAGGAGGCCACACCGGTGCAAGCTGCCGCCGCAGCCCCAACTGACGAAGAGCTTATGGCAGAGTTAAGCCTGTAAACAATTCTCCCCCCGCCCCTCGCTTATATAGGAGGGGCTTTTGAGGAATAGCATGAAACAGAAAGTAAAAACTATTTTTGAAGCCCTAGAGAGGGCAAAGGTGTCCATGACCGACATGGCAAAGATAACAGGAATAAGCCGAGTCACCCTCCACAGATGGAAGTCGGGTGGGGTAGTAACAGACAGAATCCGTCTGAATCTGGCCTACGGAGTAGCTGTTAGACTCAATAAGGCCTGTGAACTTGGGAAAATCCCACTCATAAATAGGCTAAAGTCAGAGGAGCGCATAGCGCGCTTACGAAACATAGTATCAAGCGTATCAATGCGATAGGGGAACTATATGTTCCTAGAAAAGTTACTCCCCTCAGAGGGACTATACTGCGTTGCACAGCTGTTGCCAAAGGGAGGGCTTAAACACTTCTTCTTTGAATCAGTCGATGCAGCTCAGAGGCAACTCGACATATTGAATATTGCAGGGCATACGTGTTACATCGCCCAGGCCACATTCGATGCAGCCAAGACCAGAGAGGCACAGGCACACAATAAAGCACTTCCGAGAGGCCTGAGCAAGCTGGAGTGGAAGGCCCAGGCTAAGAAAGTAAGAGGGCAGGGGACCGCTCTACTGCTAAAGAACTTTTTCCTTGACATAGACTGTGGAGAAAAATGGCCGCTTAAGAACCAGACAGAGGGAGTGGTAGCTCTAAAAGAGTTTATATCGGAGACAGACCTACCGTTTCCAGCAGTGGTCAACTCAGGTACTGGCCTGTATGCCCATTGGATACTAGAAGAAGCAGTACCAGCAGAGCAGTGGCGTACCATAGCATTTATATTGAAGAAGGTAGTTGCAGCATACTCGCCCAAGATAGGGGGTGATTCCTCGCGAACGTCAGACTCAGCATCAGTGCTTAGGCCTCCAGGAGCAACCAATCGAAAGCCAGGTAGACCTGAGAAAAAAGTTGTACTGTTAAAAGATGCAGACCCAATAAATTTTTTAGAGTTTGTAAGACTGCTTGATGTAGCAGCAAAAAATAAAAAAATAAACAGAGATGCAATTTTGGCCCCAAAGCCAAATAACGATATAAACGCGGACTTTTTTGGAGGACTCAACCAGATAAGCTGTCCTAGTGACGCTGGGAGAATTGCAGATAAGTGTAACCAGCTGGGCCTTATGCGCTCAGAAAAAGGGGATGTCGGGCATCAACTGTGGTTCTTCTGCGTAGGAGTCTTAATACACTGCGCCGATGGAGATAGTGTTGTATTTGACTGGACAGACCCTCAGTGGCACACTAAAGCAAAAGAAACAATAGAGCAGTGGCACGCATCAGGTATGGGACCATCTACATGTGCATCCATGGGAGACGCCAATCCACAACCATGCATAGGGTGCCCACATAATGGTAAAATAAAAAGCCCAATAGTTCTGGGTAGGCCTGAGCCGGTAAAGAAAGAACTGCCGGTGGAGCAGTGCTCCCCCCCTGATGGGTTTCGCAGGGGTAAAGACGGACTGTTTGCAGAGGAAGATGGTAGGTGGGTTCGGTTTTATGATCAGGATCTATATCCGGATCGATTAGCGTACGACGAATCATTGGGGTACATGGTGGTAACAATTAAGCATTCATTACCTCACGAAGGGGACATGGATTGTACTATCAGACTTTCCATGGTCAATGACCCAAAAACGTTAATAGCCACCCTTGCAGATAACTCCATACTGGTAGTAGGCGTAAAGGAGAAAAAATATATGGCAATGTACTTAGAAGGATATATGGCCAGGCTACAACGGGAAAGAAAGATGTCACTGCTACTCTGTCAAATGGGGTGGAAGAGAGCCAGGAACGGAGACCCGATGTTCGTGCTGGGAAAGAAGATCTTCCATGCTGATGGGAACGTAGAAGATGCAAGCCTGGCAAAAAATGTACCAAAAGCAGCTGAGGCTTTTCACTGCAAAGGCACACTGCAGGCATGGGCTGACTCCACACAAGTCTTAAACAAGCCTGGAATGGAGCCTTTCGCGTTTGCTCTTTTGGCAGGCGGCTTTGGGGCCCCACTCATGAAGTTCACAGGGTTCGACGGTGCCATGATCTCACTTGTGGGTGACTCTGGGGCAGGTAAAACGCTCATGCTCAGACACATGCTGTCTATATGGGGGTACCACCGGGATCTGATAATGTTACGAGGAGATACAGACAACGGCTTGGTATCTAGGCTGGGGGCCTATGGCAATCTGCCTATGGGTATTGATGAGGTGACAAACATTGAGGGGATGAAACTTTCTGATCTTGCATACCGGATAACCCAAGGAAGGGACAAGGTACGGCTGCAAAGAAATGCTACAGAACGGGACGTGCTTAATCACTGGAACACCTTGGCCGTAGTAAGTACTAACTCCTCTCTAGTGGATAAGCTATCAGGTGCCAAGCACGATGCGTCTGCTGAGATAAACAGAATCTTTGAGTACCGAGTTGACCGGCACCCTGACTTCCAAGATGAGGTAACGGAGAAACTTTACTGGGCGATGCATGAGAACTACGGACACGCCGGTACTGTGTACGCTAAATGGCTTGTTCAACACGAGCCAGAGATAAAGGCAGCACTCCATAAAGTGCGCGATAGGATAGACTGCTCTGCTGAGATTACTGGTGAGGAACGGTTCTGGTCTGCTATAGCATCGGTGGCAATATACGGGGGGATGGTGGCTCAGAAGTTAGGGATCATCCAATTCGACGTTTCCAGGGTAATGTCTTGGGTAGCCTCCACCATTCATGGTATGCGGGGGGACAAGCAAGACCTTGCAGGAACATCTATCGATATCCTTGCACAGTTCATCGACGCCCACGCTGCAAACAGGCTCATTGTAAAAGGTGACTCGCGTGGTGGCCCAATGTCCTGCACTATAATTGAAGAGCCAAGAGGGTCACTTGACCTGAGATATGAGCTTGATATATCCAGGCTTTATATATCCCGTTCAGTATTTAAGGCATGGATATCTAAACGCTACGGCAGCTATACGCAGATAAAGAAAGATCTGATGGGTCTAAAGGCTCTGGTGGATCCAAACAAGAGGAGAGTACTCGGCGCGGGTACCTCGTATGGCGGTGCCCAACAAGTAGTGTGGGAGATAGACATGCGATGTAAACACCTTGACCAGTCAGCATCTCGGCTGACCGAAGGGGCCAAGGTACTTAGTAACGATTTATGAGGAGGGCGTAACATGCCAACATACAGGGTAGATAGAGAATGCACAGGCTTTAATGGTACTCAGTCGTTCAAGGTTGTTGCTGATACTCCAGAGGAAGCAGTTGAAAAATTTAACAATGGTGTTGACGAATTCATAGAAGAAGAACTTGAGGTGACTAACTTAGCCAAGGTTGAGCTGAGCCATATCTACCAAATTTAAGCTAGGAGATCCAAAATGAAAAAAGTTGAAGAATTCTTTTTAAAGATGCTGATCAGAAACGCAGTGAAAGCAGGGAAGCAGGCAATGGGCACTGCACGGAAGGCTAAAAAATATGGTACACCACACCAAGGCCCACGAGAGAAAGCAAGACGTGTTCGTCAGATGGAACGTGGAATCATCAGTAACTACCCTGGGAGGTAATTTATGAAATATTTTGATACATTTTTTGTGTTAGTGCTTGGAAGTTTAGGCGTATGCGCAGCTGTAGATGGCCTCACATACATAGCAGTAGGGGCAGTTGTGCTCCTTACATGGTTTGGGATTATTGTTGTTGCAGACCGAAGAACCAGGCGCCTTAAGCGAAGAGCCAGAATATACAAAGTTATGGTGAGGTAGCTTATGAATACAATGAAGGACCGTGAGGAGTTCTCAATCTACTACGACATAGCTGTAAGGCTTGCGATGGTAGTAGCTGCAAAAGTTCTCACCACACAGGAGAGTGATGCACTTCTTGACAGCACAGGGATGTCACTATCTGAAGTATACTCGCCTGAAAAAGTTAAGCTGGCGGTGGATAGAACCAAGGTATCAGTAGATGCATTTCGAAAGGCATTTAATACTCAGGAGGTCGATATAGATGAAAATAATTGAACCAAGTGTAGAGTTTTTTGGGGCAGTTCCTACAGACTATGAGAGTACTGTGAAGTTCATTGAGATGGCTGGACGAACTTGCTACAGGTCAGAGGATAAAATAACTGAGACCAGTGCAGAGAAATTTGTTAAAGGTCTCATACGCCACGGGCACCTTGCCATGGTGGAGCACAGTAACTTTGTAGTTAAGGCCCGCTCGTACATATCCTACCCAGAGGAGGCCCCTACGTTAGCAGGTAAGTACTTAAATGTGTTTGATAATGGGGAGGATGTATTTATTGGGGGGAATTTAACCGCATGGAGGCAACGAGTAGAGGACCTTGGAAACATTCCGGTTTTTGCTCCTTTTTTGGATGCATATGGTGAGCTATTTGGTTTGGGAGATAACGCCTATTCTAATGAGTGGCAAGCCTGCCCCCACAATGAGATCCCCGCAGAACTTCACCGATACTCAGCTAAGTTTGTTTGCGATCGAGGTGTTTCCCATGAGATAGTGCGGCATCGGCCAACAGCAATGGACTGGTTTGGGGAGTTTGTTGACTCACCTATTGACCTGTATAAGGTACTTGACGCCTCCTTTGCTCAGGAGTCCACACGCTACGTGAACTACGGTGGTAAGGACATGGAGTTTATTGAGCCTGCTGGGTATGAGAATTGGCCACCGTTCACCCAGGATACTTTTGAGGACATACTAAACGATTGCGAACAGACGTACAACATTCTTCTTGACGATGGTCTTAAACCACAACAAGCCCGAGCAGTTCTCCCTAACGCTCTCCGCACTGAGATCGTAGTAACAGCAGACGCAAAAGAGTGGTCTCATATTCGCAAGCTCCGCACTCACAAGAGTGCCCATCCTGATATTGTCAGGGTTATGAACATGGTTCCTTGGGAGGAATTTTTATGCTAGTTCCAGTATCGCTGCATCCAGATCGGAAGGTACTCTTGAACATGTTTAAGAAGGCACATGAGTGTACTACTGTGAGGGAGCAGATGCGTATGAACGCCGCCATAGTCAAGTTCTCAGCGGATCACTACATGGCGTACATAAATTCTCTACAGCAGAAGGTCAAGGACTTGGAGCTGCAAGTTAAAGGGCTCCAGTGTGGCAGCACTGTGCTAGCGGAAATATTGTCAATAAAAAATAGCATAGCCGCGTTACACGAGGAGACAAACAATGAAAGCAAATAACATTCTTAATGAAGCAGCGAAGCATATGGAGGATCGTGCGAAGACCTACGATAACCCTGAAGGCGAGCGAAGCATGGGTAAGACTGTGGGTATGTTCAACACACTCTATGGTACCGACCTGTCAGAAGAACAGGGATGGGCGTTTATGGCAATACTGAAGATGGTTCGTTCGTCTCAAGGAGACTACCGGGCTGACAACTATGAAGACTTTGTTGCTTACGCGGCTTTGATGGGGGAGAGCGCTTCAGCAGTAGTAGCTTGTAAAAAAAGAGGAAAGTAGTCGGCTTGAGGAGATGTTATTTCCAGAAGAACATGAGTTCAACAGTGGAGGAGTAGTATGAATAAACATGCAAAGTTCATGTCAGACAATAAAATAAAGGACGGACTTCTCCAGGAGTTTGTACTTAAAGAATTGTGGAAGCCGGCAGTTGCTGCGTGTGATCAGGCTATTGACGATCATAAAGCAGAAATACTTAAACTCGTGGAGCTGAAGCTGGCTTTGCAGGAGGAGGTTGAGGATGATAACAAGCTGGGGTGACTTGCGAGTGAAGGAGTCTGACGGGTTCGTTGCACTCAGGCTCCTCCGTAAGTTGGTGTATCGTGACCAGGTTGTTTTTGGACACGCAGAGCTTGTGCGGTTTGGGAAGATATGTCAGTACATACGGATATATGGGGCGAGTGGGAGGTACGCAAAATGACTGACAAAGAAAAACTGGTGGCTCTATTTACAGAGTTTGGGGTTGGGTTTACAGAGTTTAACGCTGCCGGTGAAGACAAGTATGTTATGATCTGCGAAGAGGGCAAGGCAAAAATTGGAGGGTACACTGGGTTTTTCACAGAGTTCTATTTTGACTATGAAGGTAAGTTCCTCCAAATGGCTGCCGGGGAGTAGTGCACGTACCAGACTAAGAGGAGACACAACATGATCATAGATATCCATTACAAAGTTCAGTACTTTGACAGAAGGAAGGATGAAAGAGTTTGCTTCATGTGCGCGGTTCGAACTGCATCAGTCCTCAATGTCGATGAGGGGCGAGTAAAGCTGAAGAGTGGCCAAAAACCAATTGTATGTGACCACTGTAACAGCTTCATCCACGATACCATTAACACTGGAGAAGAGCCTAAGAAGGGCGTGCCGCCTATAGAAAATGCACTGAACAACGGAGGGAGAGGGTGAACAGCGAAAGAATACAAGAAATACAAAAAGAAACAGGGTACCCTGACAGCGTATCTGTGCAGCAGGCGCTGCTCAAGGTGTGGAATGAGACAGCGCAGGTAAAGGCTGATGGAATCTACGTAGGGCTGGAGGCCAAGATCGCTGACCTGGAGGAGGATATGCGTAGGGGGTACAGTGAATCAGTAGTTGGTATCAAGCGAACAGAACTTGGTGGTAAGTTGGTAGAACTTCAGCTACGCATCACTGACGATGAGGATGACTTTTGCCCAGTACTCGGGGATGGGTGAGCTAATGCAAAACTTCATAACAATAAACGCCTGCGTATTTGCACTCCTAGCAGCCATCAGGATATGGTATCTGCTCAAGGTATATGCAGGTAATAGAGTACTTCGTGAGCAAGCGTTGAGGCTTGAACAGGGTACTCTGTATAACATTTTCAAAGGCCCCGTGACAGTTCTTATTATTTCACTGTCCTGGATAATTTCTACTTTACTTTGAGAAGGATGGTACAATGGAAAAATGTGAGAAATACGCCTGGACTGTTTCGCTTGGGAACGTTAGCGACCACACGTTGGACTCAGATGGAATGTCTGTCCCAGGTAAGGTGCCCTTCAGATGTACAGAGGTAGCAGCGTCGCTTGAGGGCAGAAGACGCGTGAACCTGTTTATGCTTAGTACTGGGGGTGATATAAAACATACACCCCATAGGTTCTACTGCTGCAGAGAAGATGGCACCTTGGTTATAGCAAACGATACGCACCCATTCAGAAGGAATCATGGTTTTGTCCTTCGTAAGGAAGGGAGATTTGATCACAGCACGCTCTTTACAAGCCTGGGTGGTCAGCACCACCGCATGGATATAGTTACCACAGAAACCCACACGTACATAGGTGCGCCGTTGAAAGTGTGGCTGTGCAACTTACACGCTCCCGAGCAGGAGATACCAGAGTGGGATAATCCTGGGTGGGTCATGCCTTTTGTTACGCTATTTGCTGGGAAACCTTGTGGGCTGAATCCGTTCACAGAGTGGGGCATATGCAGGGATGTAGATCTCCCTATCGAACTGGCGCACTACGCTAGGAATTTCTGAATTTATTTGAGAAGGTGAATATGCAAAAAGAAAAAGTAAGTATCCACTTCATCCATGACGATGAGCTATTTTTTAAGCAGGTTTCTGCCCATGTACCTGTTGTAGGAGACGAGATAAGACTGGGTGGAGAGGGTAGTGAAAAATACTACACCGTCAATCATAGAGTGTGGGTATATGATGAGCCAGAGTGCCCGTTCTCCAGAGTGAATGTAGGTGTGTCACTAGTACCCTGACCCTCATCTCATATAGACGGGTATCTCATACTGAGACGCTACTACTTTAATTTGAGGAGTAAAAATGCAAATAGACGATGTACTTAATGCTGTACGTGACAAATACCACCAGATACAGAGGGACTCACGCGCCCCGAATCGTAGACCCAGAATCGTAATCTACATGGAGCACGATTTTTTCGTGAACTGCAAACAAGAACTTCAAGGGAGGGTGTCCCTAGGAGCGTACGAGTTCCTGCACGAGGACACACTGAACGGCTTCCCGGTCTGGACTGTGCGCTCAAGGAGCACAAAAGGGCAGCAAGTCCGCCACCAACCTTTCGTTGTAGTAGAATTAGACGCGTAATCACGGTGTAAAAACCGGTATCTCGTACTGAGACGCCACGAGACGCTCTCTGCGCCCGGTAGCACCAAGTTCTCCTTTAATGATCTTTCGTACTGCCGGGCGTACATCACTGCCACTGATCGCGTACTGAGGCATCTTCCGGTTGAATGTTCGGATGTCTTGTAGTACTCTCTCAGTGTCATCACTCTCAGCGATAGCGCGTGCAGCGTTTCGCACAAGCTTACCTCTCCTGGAGGATATCTGTGCAGATATTTTCTGTAGACTTCTCTCTGCACTGTAGGCTTTAGCCACCTCGTCTGCATTAAAACCAAGAGCGATCATCAATACTTCATCAGCGCCGATGTCTTCATCAGCAAGTAGCTTTTTCCCTTGGGAAGTTTTCAGCCCCTCGGTAGCAACCCTGAGTGCCTTGAGACTATCTCTAATCGGTTTTGGTGTAGCAACTTCGAGCCCCTTCATGTAATTGCCCTTGTTGACAATCTCATCGTACCCTTGAGCCCACCCTTGGCCGACTGAGAATATTGGGCCAAGCTGACTAGCTGCCCACCAAGCTGCAAGGTTTCTACCGTGCAATCCAACAGGAGGCTCGTTCTGTGCCCCATAAATGTCTGCCAGGCCAATGCGCCTGGATAAGTTCATACCGGCTATCGTAGGCAGCCCATAGGCTGCAACGTCACCTGCATCCTTGCCTAAGTTCTCCTGGAGCCAGTTAGTAAAAACAAGCTGAGAGTCAAGAGGTTCATCGTCATCTCCAAGCACTGCGTCGAGGAGTGCAAACAAAGTCTTAGAAAGAGGAATCCCCATGGTTCCTGCCAACGCTCCGGTCATACCCATGATGCCGATGAACTCTTTCGTGGCAGCTTTTTTCACTGCTGTACTTTCACCCCTTACCGCGTTATTAAACAGCAGGGCAAGGCGCAACCCAGTCATTATCCGGTAATGCTGGAACTGAAGTACAACCCTGGAAATGCCACCTTGCATGGCACTACCCTTGGCTTCCTTGGAATACGAATACAGAGTGTCGTCAACAACTTCAGCAATATCGGTCATAGACTCAAAGAAGTTCTTGCCTTCGTTCTGAGAAAGCTCAAGGGTGGCCAACACAGTAGACTTCCTGGAGGCAAGCTCAGACAGACTCATCGGCATCAGGGCAAGGTTAAATATTTTGCTCCTGAGACTCTTGGGGTCTTTGCCCTTAGTTAGCTCATACGCTTCATGCGCTGCGGATATGTCCAGTAAATTTCGCGCCATTGCCTCCCGCAAAGTGAGTAGCTGCTGCTGGTACGGTATAAGCTTTTTGATCGACTTAAGTACCTGCTCATCAGAAAACAGCCTGTCCCCAAGGGCCTTTCCTTTAGCCATGGGGGTATTCCTGTTCTCGTCAGTAACAACGGAGCGCATATTCTCATACACCACATTAACCTCAACATCGTCGAACATCGCATCCCTGGTAAACTTACGATTAAAAGCATTCTTAACACCCCTGTTGAGTGCTTTAACTGATTTACCCATACCATACTTCACTGCCAGCTTAGGGAACGTAAGCACTCCAAGCTGACTCATCTGCACCAGCGCAATAGAGGGAGAGGTCATATAGTAACCAGTACTAAGCTTACCTAGGGCAGAAGCAGCTGGCCCGACTGATACAGACTGCAGCGCATGGATCCTGTTGCGCAGATCATTAAGTAAATGCCTCTGCATGGTTACATCCACGCCTGTAGCTTTCTGGGCACTGATATCGTCGTTAAGCGACTGGATGTCGTTTTCAATCTCCTTTCCTTGCTCAGTCCATGCAATGCTTGACGCATGCCGCTGCATGTAATCCAAGTAGCTCCTAAGCATGTCTGTGGAGAACCCTTTCACGTTCTTCCGTTGCACAGAGTTCTTGAGCGCAGAAGTTTCAGGCTGCCACCGTAACCATATCTGGTTCATGTCATCGACAATTGCCTGCGCTCTCTGCTCAGCCAAGGAGACAGCTTCTTCACTGGACTGGTCAACACCTTCCAAGGTCTTCGCCTGCACTGCACTGGACAACTGCCCCATAAGCATTGGGGGGATAGCAACTGAACCTTTTGGATGCAGGTTCTTAAAGTCTTCCTTGATAGTGCTCTGGTCAATACCACTCTGGAGAAGTTCATTTTTACGAGCTGCACGATCAGATGTGTTAGTGAAGTGCTCCACAGTCCTAAAACCATCAGCATCCACATGCTCAAGGATATACTCACCTACCCTGGACAGCGGCCAGTATGCTCCATATAAATCACTGAACGAAGCATTAAACTGCTCCATGAGATCTTTCCGCAACTCAGACCCTTCCCCAGATACAGACTCAATGTGGGTAAGTAGGTTGTTCCTCTCCCTTGTACGTATGCTGCCAATATGCTCAACAATTTTTATATAAGCCTCTTTTAACTCTGGGGTCTTCAAATTTTTATATGCCTGTGCTGCTTCGGTATGAGCTTTTACAAACGACATTCCTGTGGCATTCTGCATCCCGGCTTTTACCCATGACTTCTGAGCGTACTTTAGTCGGTCTTCTGTTGTGCCCTCAGCAGGAACCCACTCCTGATCAAGCAGCCCCTCCCACGGAGTCATTCGGTTGAACGATGCAGTTGCAGCCGCGCGATTAAAGGTATCTACTCCTACGCCTTTCTTTGCAGCAGTTTCAGCAGCATCGTGGTTTACCGCAGAGGTATCCACAATCTCTGTTTTACTGGCAACAACCCCGCTGAGATGCTGTGAGAAGTCCCTGATCTGCGAGATATTCTTCCCAAATGTCTGCACTAGTGTATGGAGTGGGGCAACAGACAACCATGCGGGTGCAGACTGCACAAATAGTTGGTGCAGTTTGTCCTTAGGCTTACTTAGTATACCTATTGCTCTTGATACTTTTTCACTTCCTGCCTTGAGTTTACCACCCACAGCGTTGAAAATTTTCTCAGGCTCTGAGATCTGCTGGGCAGCTGTTTGCTTTACAGTAGATTTCTTGGAGGCCTGCAGGGCTTTCAGTAGCGCTGACGGAGAAACATCCAGGATGGTTTCACCCGCAGCGAGTACTTTGCTGAGAGCTGAGTTGGCCGAAACTGGAAGGCCAAGCAGTTTTCTGAACGAAGCAACAAACTTGCTCCACAGTGTTTTCCCTTCCACCTCTATGGTGTCCAGGTACTCCTGGACGTCTTTGTTTGATAGTGTCCAGGCAAGAGTCTCGTGCGGAGTTTCAAGAACATTTACCCCACCAGAGGCCAATACCTTCTCAAAAGAAGTTAATTCGGTGCCACCGCTTTTTGATGCAGCTATTCGATCATTAAGGTGTTTGGTTATGTCCTCAGTCACAATGGCCAGATCCATGACAGACTTTGCGAGTTTACTACCTTTGGCAATATTCCTACCACCCACATATATTGCCATCTGAGAAGCCGCATGGGCAAACTCGTGTAGAGCTGCCTCGTAGGACGTTCCAACCTTGCCTGTGATGTCTGAGCCGTTGAGCCATATGTCCACCTTAGGTGTTCCTCGCAGGGTAGTGATAGACAGCCCTCTGGCCTTGGCAAGCAAAGAAGGAACTTCATCACCCTTGTGCGCGATATGTAGCTCAGACTTGATACCAGCCATGTGCATCCGCTGAATGCTTGTGCGAACTTTAGTAGCTATGGCCTTGTATGCAGGAGTAGGAGCATTATCGATTAGGAATTTGGTGGCCTGCGCAATTGATTTTTTTTCTATCCCTTTCTGGATGGAGTCTGACTCTGCTCTGCCTGGGTCTCTGTACACTCCTGCGAGTTTCGGGGAAGCTATTTCTTTTCTTCCTGCTGCTTCCTGGCCTGCCGTTTCTTTGCCTGCTTCCGCTTCTGGCGTCGTTTTTGCTTCAAGTTGTCCTCCCTCTGGTTTCTCTGATAGCCCTTTCCTGGCCTTACTGAAAAAAGTAGCAAGTTTACCATCATCCATAGTAAACGTATCAGGGTCAAACCCAGCGTCTTTCAAACCATCCCAAGACCCCTCAACGTTATAGTATTGCTCCCCAGTACTGTCCATACCCATCTCAACAACTGTGCCAGAGGCGTTGTGCTCCACCCTCTGCGTCCCCAGTGCATGGTCTAATGACAAAGTAAAACCATTAAAATCGCCCAGTATCTCAGTACTTTCGTTTCCTTCTACAAAACCCTTCTTGGCGTACGCCTCAGATGCGGCACGGCTCTCTTTTTCTGTCCATGAAGACAGGTCACTGAGAACACTAGCAGGTGTAGTGACCTTGGTGCTTTCCTGTATAGTGTCGTCGAGGCCAGCTGCAATTGTTTTGGAGGTTACTTTTTCTACACCTCCAGGGGCTGCTTGTACTTCTGTATCCGTGGTCTCATATGACCTCACAGCAGGAGGCATGGTAACCTCGGTGGGAGCTTTACCTGTTTCAAATATATCAACTAGGGCAGCGTCTACTTCAGGGCTACCAAGCGCTGCCAATGTATCCTGGGCAGCAGTGGCTCGGTTAGTTTCTTTAACAATCATCGCCTGCACTTTGAGGATATCAGCTTGAGGTGCTTTGGCAGCAATCTTCTTGTCCATGTTCTTTTGCAGCCCTTTGGCGGTGGTGAGTGGCTTCTTCACGTAGTGGTTAACAGCATCAGCAATTGTTTTGGATGTCTTTGTAATTTCTGTGATAGACGTAGCAGCTGCTTGTGGGGACTTGATACGCGCAGCAACGTTGGCATTCTCCATTGCTTCTACGACAGTCTGTGGGGTTACTCTCTCCGCACTTCCAGGCGCTGCTTCGGCTTGTACAGGTGCCACCACCTCCGCTCCTGGTACATCTTGGACGCCCTGCCCCACAGTTGCTTCGCCAGTGGGCTGTCTGAGGTACTCTGGCGTTGCTTCTGTTTTAAGTTGTTCAGTATCCTCAATGGCTCTAGCTGCTGCTGCAGGAGTCTCAGTGACTCCCTCTTGCTCAGCAGCCTGATCTCCAGCCGGTTGAATAGTATCATCACGTACCCCCACTTCTTCCTTAGGAACAACCTCAGCGTTTTTCTTTAGCCACTGCACCGCAGCTGCGTCAGACTTGCCAGCTATGCCAGCTTTCAGGTCTTGGACAGTTGCACCTTCTGGTGGCTTATAAGCAAAGTCCTCTCCTCGAATATTGTAGTTTACTGTGTCCTCGGTATCCTCCAGGCGAGTAAATATCTTTGCTGGTCTTTTCTTAGTCTCAGGAGTTACGCCTTCTTCTGTGGGTGCTACTTCTGGTCGAGCTTGCGTAAATCCCTCTTCATCAATTGTTACAGCACCAGCCAGAAAGTCCATGGCTGCAGGACTATTTACATCGATATTAGGATTGGCCTGTTTTGCCTCCAGCAGGTCCCCAACTCGTTTCACAAGTTCTTCACGGTTGACTCCCAGCTGTGTCGCCAACTTGTTCTCCTGTCTGCGGCGGTACAGCCCTTGGCCAGCAGACATACCTCCACCCATTACGGCAGTGAGGAGCAGCGTGTCCGGGGCAACTTCTTTGAGTGCCTGTAGCGCCCCAGAAGGAGTGAACTCAAGTGGATCACCTTCTCCTGCCAGTTTAGTGCCTGCAAGTGCCTTGCTCTGCCCTATCTGAGTTACTGTCTCTGTGAGCAGTTCCTCACCAAATACACCACCTATTTTACCTGCCATAGATGCTGCTATTCTTTCACCAACCATCTTTTTCAGTGGGGAGAAAATAAGCCTACCGGCAACAGCTCCACCTATCGCTTCCGGGAGGGCCTCCCATAGCCCTACCTCTGTGGCTTTGGAAGAGAAATCAGCCTTTGCCGCCTCGGTTTCCTCAGGAGTAAGACCCACTCCAGATGTAGCCCTTTTTTCTTCGTCAAGGGTATCTATGTATGAGCGCATTATGTCTGACGAGGATGCCCTGTATGCAGTGGCCCCAGCTGTGGCACCACCAACCATAAAAGGAAGCGCCTGCCCACCAGGTACTGCCTCAGTAGGTGAGGTTAAAAGTCCTGCTGCTATGCCTGTTGCCGCTGATGGTAATGAGAAGCCTATCCCAGCAGGTAGCCTGGATAATGTTTGTATCGCAGTTGACTCAGGAAATTTTTGGGCAGTCTCCTGTTCAAAAGCTCTTAGTCCTTTGGCCACTGGGCGTACGATGTTCTCTTCAAATATATCTCCTTGCCCAGGAGCCTCTACACCAGACTGCCCCTGAATAGAGCTAATAGCAGAAGCTACCACCGCTCCAGGGACTTTTGTAAGACCCCTCAGGCCAACAGACAAGTAGTCCCCAAGGCCTGGGCTCTTAACCTCCGGTACTGCAGTGGGAGGAGGAGCCTGTGTTGCTGCCGATGGGTCTTGTAGGTAACTAGGCGTTCCTTCCACCGAGGTGTCATCTTGAAGATAGCTGGGCAAAGCCATAAAGTACTTCCTTATTTAAGGGTAGAGATAAAGCTCATAACTTCTTCTGCTGATGGGCGTGTGTTCCCAAAATGCTTGTCTACTATGCTCTGTTTTGCTGCCGGTAGTGCCGCTCTGGCTGCAATAGCAGTTGCCATTGAGGGGCGCTGAGCAGCACCTGACAATGGGTCAATAACTGTTCTTGTTGTGGGATCAAAGAATTTCTGAACTTTCCTTGGGGGGTTAGGTGTACCAAAGTCGTCAAACCCTGTGGGTACTTCCTCAGTAAACTGCAATAGCTTGGCTGTCTTAGCTACATCTGCTTGGGCATTCCGTAGCCCTGCTGCAGATTCTGCAGTTATTGGCTCTGCTGCTGCCTGAGCATTGTATAGTCCAGCCTGGGCAACATCCTTAGGGACTCCGCCAGTAGCAGCTGCCCACTGCTGCCCTCGGATATCGTACCCATTCATTAACTGAGCGTTCCTATCGGAAATAGCCTGGTTTGCTGCGGCAAACTCCGCCGCTGTACCACTGAATAATCTACGGCTCAATGGCCGTTCCATCACAGGTGCAAATGCGCTACCCTGCATAGACTCCCTTACTGTGTACTTCCCTGTCTCTGGATCAAGCATCAATGTGTTTGCAACATTAGGCGCAGGAGAGCGAAGCATTTCACGAAGCCCTCCTTGGGCGTATGCTCTGGTATCCATGTCATTACTGAACTGCATTCCTGTTTGCTCTGGAGGAGGAGCTTGTGTCGATGGTTCTAGCCCTGCGGTTACAGGAGGGGCGGCGCTTGGAACCTGTTGCTGGGGCGTAACTGTTGCGGATGTGGGAGCTTGTGTCAACCCCGCGGTTATAGGAGGGGCAGCGCTTGGTTCTTGCTGCTGGGGCGTAACTGTTGCGGATGTGAGTGCTGCCGGAACTGCAGGTAAGGGCGTAGGCACCGGCGTAGGCTGGGAATTTGCAGTAAACCCTTGAACTAGGCCCACCCCAAAATCTTTTACTAGATTTGCCGCACCATACATCTCTCGTACTGGAGATACGCTTTTAACAAAATTACTTGCCTTTCGTAACCCACCTACTGCTGCAGGGAATACTGATTGTCCGAACTGCTGTGCCCTACTTATTTGCTCTGGATCAACTCGTGCTCCATATGCCATGTTAAATACCTCGTATTATGAATAGTTCCAATTGTGATTAAGGTTGTAGTTATCACTCGAAGATTCCTGCCGACTGTAGGCGTCAGAGATACTTCCATTAAACCCTATCTGCGCTGATGCAGATACACTGGAAAGCGCACTGGCTATTTTCTGCGCCTGTACCTGAGCTGCGCCTTTTAGTGCTTCCATAGCTATCTCTTGCGCAGCCGTAGCTGCCCTGAGGTTTGCATCCATCTCTTTTATGACCAACTCTGCCCTGGCCATAACTTCGCTTACCTGCGCCCTGTATGAGTCAACTGATGCTTTTATATATGATTCTTCACGGCCAACCTCAGCTGTGTATCCTCCGATCTGAGCAGTGTAGACCCTTGAGCCTACTTCTTCCTTTCCTATTTCATAGTCAGAGTCAGCTTTATATTTGTCTATAGCAGCATTGAGTATTGATATCTTATCTTTATTTGACTCTATTTGAGCCTGTGTTTCGGCCAAGTTTATGTCGGCTTCAGTCTTGGACGCGCTGACCTGTGTAGCGAATGCGTCTACCTGCTTACTGTACAGCTCGACCTTGGAAACCTCTCCTGCGATCTTAGACTGGTATAGTCCGTATTTAGCCGTTATGCCTCCAATCTGAGCTACCACTGCGTCCACTTGTGCCCGAAAAACGTCAACCCTAGATCTATCTACTTCTATCTGCAGTTTGGCACCTTCCATCTGTGCCTGATACAGGTCGATCAAGGTGTTAAGTGCACCTACCCTAGCAGTATATATGGCTACCTTCTGGGCCTGCAGCTCACCATGGATCTTTGCACCCTCCATCTGTGCCCTGTATAGCTCTACAGATGCAAGCTCTGCACGAATACGGGCCTCAAAAACCTGGGCTTGTACTTTGTACCCATCCATCCTGGCGTTGAATGAAAGCACCTTAACATTGAAGGCATCGATAACAGCTTGAACTCTGAACTTGGCTGCCTCAAAGGCTCTCTGATTAGCCTGGTTGGTGAAGTCCATTATCTGCTTCTCATACACCATTCCACTAGTGATGGCAAAATGAGTGTTGGCCTGCGCAAGGTCTGCTTGCTGCTTCAGAATATCTCGGTCCAGATCAAGGAGAGTTCTACTATTTTCAAAGGCTACTTCCTGTAACGCTCCAGAGAGAACGCCATCAGGCATCTCTTGGTTCCACGCTTCCCAGTTCGTTAGCACTTGCTGGTTCGTTTTGTCAAGCTCTATGTTTATCCTTGACAATGCCCTATCCCATATGGCCTGCTCAACAGCAGAATCTAGGCCAGTTCCACCGAGGGTAATGTCGTTATATAGCTTCGTTTTAACCGCATCAGCGAGGTCTGACTGGTATGTAGCCTCGTCATAGATGAACATTGGCTCTGGAGGTGTTAAGTCTGCAGTAGGCAGCGTGGCCTCAAAAGTAACATTCTCAATTACTGGAACCGCAGGAAGAGTAATCTCCTCTAGCACTGGTACAGCTGGGAGGTCAATATCAGGGGTGGTTGGAAGTACTACTTCCTCTGGTACAGGTACGTCTACAGGCACGTCAGGAAGCACATCGTCAGGAGCATCCGGTAGGTTTACTGTAGGTTCTATGGCACTGAGCACTGGCAAGGTTACTTGGTCAAGAGTAACTTCCACAAGGCCAAGTGCTGCCCGTAAAGCTTCCAGGTCAGAAAACGTAACCTCTTGCATCTGACTTTCGTATGGTGCCACGGCATCAGGCGCCGGGGCATCCCCTATGTTGGGGTGCTCTACTGCTGTCAAAGACTCAAGGTCGAGGTTCTCCAGTGGTATAGCGAAGCTATACCCGGACAAAGAGTTCAGCGCGCTTGTAGACTGACTGTTGTATAGGTCAACTAAAGCACTAGACATACCAAACCTTGCTTCAACAAGATCCCCAGCAAGCCCTACGTCTGGATCATTTGTCCAGTATGTATTTACTGCTCCACCCATTTATAATCTCCAAATTTTTACTATAGTACAATAATTATACTACAATTCTACTCTGTTTGGAATAGTTAAGTTTTGGTTGCCACCATAGTGCTGGAAAGTCTTATCGCTCCAAGGAATATCTCTCCTCCAAATAAAGTATCTGCGTCTACACCAACTAAATCTGGGATAGCATGCCCGAGATGCGAGTAGTCTGAAAAGGTAGTTGTTGTAAGCTCATAATAGCTTCTGCCACTCACGTAGAAATATGACATTGAGTCTACTCCAGGAACCTGAACTACGGCCGCAGCTATAGCAGTCTCTTTTACAGACGATTCAGGCCCGTAGTACTTCATCATATTTTCCCCGGTAGAAAACTCAGGAGGAATGGTGTTTACTCGCTCTTCAGCTATGGTGTAAACATGCGATCCTACCTGAAAATAATTAGCTGTAGTAACATCGTCTGAAGATTCATATCCGTCATCCTCGTTATATGCGCACTCTATATAGTCCATGGTATACGATACTGTTGCTATTCTGTGCCGGGTGTTGTACGTAGCACAAAAGTTAGAGCTCGACCCTTCATCGACACGAAAACTGTCCCACCCAACACTGAACTCATCTGCCTCCGAGTGACTGTTAATGGCGCTAGAGTCATATATAAAAAAAAGTTCGTCATGTGTGTTGGTCTCCCAGTACTCTGTTATTACATCTAGGTCCGCTTGCTCACAAGGAACTACTGAAAAATGGCCATATTGGTATGTGGCGTCTTCTACTTCACTATGGGAGATCAGACCCTGAACCATGTCCAACTGAACGCCTCTTACTGTTAAGTACTCGTTGTACGAGTAAGAGTACGAGTAGTCTACTACTGCCTCTATAGTGGCAAAACTATGTTCAGGGCAGCAAAAAGCTTCATACGATGTAACGTAATCTTTTTGCTCAGTCAGTGTTAGATTATCCCAATACTTAGGAGGATCTGGAGCTCCGCTGTCGTCATATTCTACATCAGAGTACTCCGGTCGAATACCTGTCTGTGCAATAAAAAACAACCGGGGATTGGGCACCCCATTTATTGGGGCAGCCCCCATAGATATCATTCTACCGTCGAGTTCACTCTCCACATTATCGTCCATTTCCTCTGCGGAGATGTCCTGAGTGTTCTCAAACACATAGTAAGGTCCTTCAAAAGTACCACTTAAACAGGCTACCCAGTATTTATTGTCAGAGCTGCGCATAAGTGGAACTATCATATCGTAGGTCTCTGTTTTCTCTAGTTCTTTCTCCCCACCAGACAGCATGTTAACAGTTACCACCTCAATGCCGTGATTAGTAGCTAAGTGAATGCTTCCCACAAACTTACCTGTATCGTCGTAGAAGTTCTCCAGGTGGGTATTTGTAAGGAGATTGTTAAAGCTATTGGAATTTCGAAATATGTGGAGTAGTCGATTAGTGTGCGCAAGAGATAACTGTTCTGCCTTATACTTATCTCCTGTCAGCTCTATCGTAGTAGTCCGTATCAAGGAAGTGACCTCCGCTTGTATATGACTACTGCCAGATCAATGCTGTCTACTGAGAAGTCACTCCCATCTATGTTCTTAATTTGAACCATCCAGTACCTGGACTTTCCATACTTATACTTCTTCAAAGTCTGCATATGGTCTTGCTGCACTTGGCCTGATCGTACTGGCTCTATGGTATATGTCCTGGCATGGGTGTCATTCTCAGCTCCGTAAAGTGTAAAGGATAAGTCCCCATCTGACTCATACCCTAACCCAAAAGCTTCGATGCCTTTCTGTTCTCTGCGCCCAAAATCATGCAGTGGTGAGTTAAACCACGCAGTGATATCTGAGCCATCGTCTGTGTCTCCGCCCTCTTCAAATACCCCTGCGTCTCCGAAGTAAACAAGCTTCCCGTTAAACTCTACCACGGAGTTAAAGTCTACGCCAAAGTACTGGCTGGGGGCTTTGTTGGGCAAGTTTACTGCTACAGTTAACCTGTCACTCATTATGGTCGTCTCCACTTAAGAATAACATTGGCTATCTCAGCTGCGGTGGAAGTATCAAATCTACCAGAGTGGCTCATCTCCAGGAAGGCTTTAATGGCAGGCAGTTCAACAATCATGCTCCCCGTGATATTCTCATACTGTGTGAACAGTACCTCCAGGGCTGGGAGACCTACACTAAGTGTGGCCACATTGCCCACAGACGCCTCAAATAAACATGATACTGGCGGAAGCCCTACAACTAGGCTACTAAGGATATCCTGTTGCAGTGTGAACAATGTCTGTATGGCTGGTAGGGTTATTTCCAGTTGCCCTAGGGTCTCCACCTGTGCTTCAAACAACGCTGAGATAGGGGGAAGTGCCACCACTAAGCCGCCGGCTGTTCCAGAAGTCCCTGTGAACAGTGCGTCCATAACTGGTATATCTATGCTTAACTTGGATCCTGTTTTGGCCAAAAAAGAAAGCGATGGTAGTATAACATCCAGAGCGCATGTTGCCCCGGTAACAGCTGTAAGGGCTAACTCTGGTACAGGCAGATCTATCCCAAGGCTGCTACCTGAGAAAAACTCTAGAGCAAAGGGTGGAAGCTCTACCTGCAACCATGAAGGCTGACCCATATCTGCTTCAAACAAGATACCTGGGAGGGTAACTTGTAAGCTTGCTGACGCGCCAGTGGCCTCGAAGTATGCAGATATAGCTGGTAGAGTTACGTTAAGTCTATTGTAGAGGAGCTGTGGGGTGAACCCAGTATAAGCTATTTGATCTGTGGCTGGGTAAACTGGTACGGCTACCAGTGGTACTGGTATCTGACCTGTGAAGGTTAATGATCCTGTTAATGGTGCTACAGGTACAGCAGTACCTACTGTAGGAGTTTTACCAGTAAGAGCCAAAGACACTGAGGCGGGGGCTACTCCTATGGCTGGCGCTGATCCTGTTATGGTTAAGCTACCTGATGGTGGTTCTATTAGCACTATAGGCCGCAAAGCTACTGTGACTGCACCCCAAGAGTCCAAGCTGCTAGTAGTCCAACCAGTCCAAGCTGCTGGGTCTTCTGCCCCACTACCTGACCATGCCTTACTAGCTACTGCTAGTGTACACCCATAGGAGCAATATACTGATGGGATGGAGACACCATTTGTATATCCGGCTGGAGGCGTGACCGACGAGTCTCCAGCGGCGTAGGAGGCAGTTCCCAGCCCGCATGCAACAACAAAAGCACCAGCAGTAGTAGGGGTAATGCTGGCTGGGTCAGGTACAGCAGAGTTAGTTCCTGTAGCGGTGGTAGCGCTTACGTCAATAGGGCTGGCCGTGTCTACTCCTCTAAATACATAGGCAATTCCTACTGAGTCAACGTTTACACTGTTCCTAGTAAGACATATAACCTCTGTATCTGGGGTAGCCCCCATCAGTTTCCAGCTAACTGACAGATTAGCGTCTGCGTTGTCATCTGCATAAATTTCAGCAATTTCAGTGTACCCCGAAGTAGACACCCCCGGAGCATCATCGCTAGGGCTAGACCATCCTACTGCAACTATGACTATATCGTTCTCTTGAGTTGCCGGAAGAGTGATAGTAAAACTGGCATCTCCAGAAGTACCCGTACTTCCTGTGGCACTACCTACGAACGTTATAGCCATTAGTTATGCCTCTCTATGCCTTCTGAAAAATTCCTGTGGCTGGTAACGTAATCAAGAAAATCTGCCCTTCGAGTACACTATGATCCGCAGGAGAGTCATCAAGAAGACTGTAGCAGATCAGTGTCTTAGCTGTGTCTGTGTTATCATAGAAAACGCAATACCTAGCAGCAATACCTCCAGCTCCTGCGGTCCATGCAGGGTCATCGCAGTCGAATGTGACTGTACCAGCAACGTTAGCATACGAAAGGCTTGTGACTGATAGACCTCCAGCAGTATACCCAGTCTGGGATATCTCATTAGCACTGATATCAGCCCAATCAGCATCGGCAGACAAAGATGGTGTCCATCCCGAGTCCAGCAAAGCGCACTTAATATCGTCGGTATCCATGTCCAGGAGCTTTTGCCCCTCTCTAGCTTTGAATGTGTGAAAAATAGCAAACGTAGACGCTGCCATAATATACCTCCTTACGCTGCGTACGCAGGCTGGGTGATTGTTCCGGTATCCACCGTAGAAGTCGCACCAGATGCAACAGTAAGTGTGGACATTCTAAGCTCCCCAGTACCTACACCGCAAACACCATCAAAACGAATGGCCGTAGTAGATGCACCAGTTTCATAGGAATTTGAGTAATACCTGAACCATCCGGCAGTACCTGCTGCCAGTCCTACACCACTCCACACCTCAGCAGATTCTTTGGAAGACACCCCGCTCGCAGCGGTAGCGAGGTTTAACCCATTAGTTGCTGTTCCTGATACGAACGCTCCACTTGCAATGGTGATACGTAAGAGCTTAGTCCCAGACTCTGCAAGGTCAGCAGTCGCTGGCTGGGTGCCCGTATATACCTCGATAACCCCATTTCTAAGCAGCTCATCCATTGACCCGCCACCAGTACTGGACGCAATAATTACTTGATCCCCAGCAGCCTCGGTAGTGAGCGACGCAGCAGGTATCTCCAGGTACCCAGCGGCAACTGCTGAAACCTTCACACCGGAAATGTTGTTTGAAGTTGATCCTGCTACTGTGATGTAGTCACCTACCTCGTATCCAGCAGAGACAAAGCCACTACCTGAGTCCGTTATCCTATCTGCACCACCTGTGCCAGTACCGTCTTCGAAGGCAAAAGTTGTTCCTGTAACTAGATTTTCTGGGTAACTGTTGCTAGTCAGCATTGCGTTCCGCAAACCAGTTGATAATCGAGCAGTCATGTTGTTCTCCTTTTAAGGGTCAATCAAAACAATATACCGGTCTCCGGCTATTGTAGCACTTGCGTATCGCCCCGCCGGGAATGTAAGTTTGTTATATGATATATTTTCGAGTGTTCCATCTTCTCTGCCAACACAGATTCCTTTAGGTGTAGTAAACATTATTGGCCTGCCCGGAGCTCCAAGTTTCTCTCCCTGGCACACTACATCAGATCCGTCAATAACACCATAGTCAGCCTTTGGCTCCCTTCGTATCTCCCGCCACTTAGTTCCTCTATAGAACATTACCTGAGAGTCAGTACCTACCCACAAACCTTGAGGTGTGTGCTGTAGCATGGTTACCCGGTCGGGTACCATTTTAAAGTTGTTGTGGAGATCAAAAACACCGTAAAAAGACGGCTCAGAAGCGAACAATCCATTATCAACTGCTATGAGCATCCTGGTAGCAAACCATCCAATAAGATGGCCGTTAGGCGGCTCAGAGAAAACTCGGTGTGTGTCTCCTGTAACTGTGAAGTTTCCTTTCTCCCATGCGTAATTGGTACCTTTGTACACATACCCTTTCTCCACACCGTTTGAATAGTATATCCTATTAGCCACTGCAACATATTTCATCCGCTGCCCTACAGTAAGATCAGAGCGAAGCGCCACGGCGGTGTAATCTGTCTTCATGCGGTACAGAGTCGTACCACTAACAAACAGGCATGCTTCTCTGGATGCAAATCCGCACTTAGCCGCGGTGGTCAGTTTCTCTACCCATCCAAGTCTTCGTGAGGGCCTTCCAGAGTTATCTATATTTACATTGACTGCCTGGGAAAGTTCAGTAACACCAGTCTTGAAGTCAAACTCCAGTCTGGTTGGGTCCACAAAGTTATTAAGCCCTGTGGATGCTGACATTATGTTTCTGAATTTCCCTTGCGCCATGGTTACGTCCTGTATGCTGGGGCTGTACCTACTCTGGTTTCCTGATTCTGGTACCTCTGAAGCTGTTTTTTACCGTCCTTCACGTAGTCTTTGAAGCTTGCTAAGTGGTCTGCGGCTTTTACAGGATCCTGGGTCTCCATATCATGATGGTTGAACGCTTTATATGATGCCCACTCAATACAGGCTCGGTGAAAACGCCCAGGTATTTCCGGGTTTTTCCCGTCCTCAGCCAGGTCGTACAGGCTATACCGCCACACCTGGAGTGCAAGTACAGTGCCCGCATCTGCAGCTGCCGGGGCAGGAATAAGTGTTATTATTCCTGTCTCCTGGTCAGTTCTCCACATACTCGGGGTAGCTGGAGTGTCTGGGGAGAAGGGTCCAAAAGACTCAGTACTCTCTATGGTGTTGCCTGTGGGCACTTTCTGAAGTCTTCTCGCGCCGTCCCATATATCCATTATCTGGATTGTTCTGTCTGGGATATCATACACAGCGATATCCTCTACAAGCGTCAGAGTGAAGCTAGATAAGTCGGTAAAATACCCGGTTTCCTCACAGAACTTGTCCTGCCCCTCGGAGAGATATCCGTACAGGGTAGATGTAGTAAACTGTCCATCTACCCCAGCGTCGTTAAGCACCTCAAGAAGCTCTGCCAGCATCTCCGTCCTGGTCATTTACACTACCTTTGGGGGGGCAACCAGTCTCCATGGGATGGATGAAAAAGATCTTGTATCCTCGAGCTTTTCCCCGGTTATTGGATCTTTCCGCTCTACCACTGTGGTTCCAGCGGCAAGTTCGAGGACATGTACATACTTCTCATGGACCTCTACGGGTACTCCTCTCTTCACCTGGATTACGTCGCCATTATGTCCTATAGTTTCGAAGTTGCCCATCTCGGGAGCCTCATCGATCATTATCCATACTTTTTTTGCTGCTGCTTTCTTTTTGGGGGTGGGCTTTGTAAATGCTTTTTTCTTAGGGGTAGACACTGCAACCTTGGCA